ATTGGCATCCTCGGAGCGACGCTTCTGGTGATGGTCTTCGTGGTGCTTGGCTAATGCCAGTTTACGAGTACCGCTGCGGCGACTGCGGGCATCGGGAGGAACACACGCACTCAATGACGCAGCTCTACAACCCAAAGTGTGAGAAGTGCGGCCGCTGGATGCGGATGGTTTACACGCCAGCGGCGGTGGTCTTCACCGGCGAGGGCTGGGCAAAGAAGGATCGCGCAAAGAAGGAGGGCAAGTGAGCAAGCAGTACGAGTTCGTCCGCGCTGAGCAAAGGTCCGAGGGCTGGCACGCGCTTAGGAAGGACGGCATCACGGCGACCGACGTCTCGGTCATTGCGGGGCTGAACCCCTATAAAACTCCCTTCCAGCTTTGGGCGGAGAAGCTAGGGAAGTATCAGCCGGACCCAGTGGGACCAGCAGCAGTGCGCGGCATCCTGCTGGAGAACACGGTCGCAGAGTTCTACGAGATGGAGACTGGCCGCGAGTTGCGCCGCAGCAACGGCATTGTCCGACTCAAGGAACTGCCGTGGGTGATGGCGTCACTCGACCGCACCATCGTCGGCGAGGATGGCTTGGTGGAGATCAAGACCAGCACCTCACCGCGCTGGAGCCTGCACCCAGTCCCGCCAGAGGTGGTGGCGCAGGTGCAGTGGCAAATGTTCGTCACCAGCGCACCGTGGTGCGACGTAGCAGTCCTGCTCGGTGGTTTGGTCTTCCGCATCGAGCGGGTGGCTGCGAGCATTGACTACCAGACGGAGTTATACCGCAAGGCAGTGGAGTTCAGGAACGCGCTCGCAACGCAGACGCCGCCAGTTTTGCAAGGTCAGGACTCTGACGCGCTGGCGCAGGTCGTGCCGCAGGCGAGCGAAGAGTACGCAAACGCAACGGACGGCATTGACCGCGTGGCGGCGCTGTATTCGGAAAAGCAGTACGAATCCAAGTTGCTTGACGAAGAGCTGCAGAACCTCGCCATCTCGCTGAAGGAGGCGATCGGCGAGAAGGCAGGGATCGTCGGCAACGGATGGCAGGCAACGTGGAAGGCGAACAAGGGGTCGTTCCGCACCGACTGGAAGGAGGTCGCAACGAAAGTGGACCCGAAGATCATTGAAGCCGCGACGCGGGAAGTTCCAGGCGCGCGAGTCTTCCGATTCAAGAACGAGGAGGGACTATGAGCAAGGACATCGCAGCAGCACTCTTGGCACCATTTGAGGACAAGGACCTGAAGCATCGCCCAGGTCGATCAGGAATGACGTTCACATATGCCGACGTGCGAGCGATTGACGGTCGCTTGGATATGGTCTTTGGCACGATGGGCTGGTCATTCACGTGGGAACTGGTTGACGCCGCTAACGCAGTGGTGCGTGGTCGCCTCATTGTTCATCACGAGGGCCAGAGCAAGACAATCGAGGAGGCGGGCTATCCGAACGCCGCAGGGCGCGACGAAGAGCCAATCAAGTCCAGCGTGACAGATAGTCGCCGCAGGGCTGCGGCCGCACTAGGGATCGGTCGAGGCCTCTATTCACCTGAGAAGGGTGTCTCAGTGCCACTTGCGAGGGTTCCGCGCCTCTCCGTGGCTCCTACGCCCCTCTCCGTTGATTCTACGAGTGGGTCTGACCCAGCGCTGGATGACGCCATCCTCGCTGCTAAGGCTGCAATGCTCTTCGCGCAGAACGTCGGTGATGAAACCTGCAGCCACGGCGAACTCTGGGTGTGGAAGGAAGGTGTCGCAAGAGCCACTGGCAAGCCTTACGCATTCTGGGCGGCGAGCCACAAGACGCCAGACGGCGCCTACTGCAAGGACAAGCCGAGCCAGAAGTTCGTCGCGTCGCAGTCGGCTGCACCGGCTAAGCCGAAGCTCGTGCCAGAAGACACCCAGAACCTAGAGGACTTGCCGTTCTAAGCAAGAGAAAGTGGAGGAGGACGAAATGGCGCTATGGATCAAGTGGTCAGCACAAGCACACAAAGACGCAATCATTAGCAGCCTGAGCGACATCGAGTTTCGTGCGTTCGTCACGATCCTTGAAGTGGCGAAGGAGATGCGGAAGGGCGGCGAGTTCCGTGACCGTCGCCACCTTGCCACGGTGATCGGGCCGCGCCTCTCAAGGTGCGTACCCCGACTTATCGCCGAGGGCTTGCTGGAGGCATCTGGAGATGGTCTCGTCAAGGTCTCGAACTGGTCTCGATGGCAAGTCGACGCCACGTCGACCATTCGGCAACAGCGCGCTCGTGCGGGAAAAGAGCCTGTGTCACGGTTTAGTCACGCTATAGAACTAGAGAAGAACCAGAACAGAACTAGAGAAGAGAAGACTCTTACTAACGGCGTGATGAGTATTGGTGAGATTATTGCGAAGGGGGGACGACGATGAACGAGCAAGAACTTTTAGAGCATTTAGCAAAGACGAGTGTGCCAAACCTTGAGCGGATGGAATACGGATTCAGCCACTGGGACTGCACGGCATTCTATGAGACGTCTCTTGGGCGCATTGACTACATACTTGAGCTGAAGTGCAGGGAGACGCACTACCCAGAGCTGCTAATTGAGCAGGTGAAGTACGACTGGCTCATTGAGGAGGCTGGGAAGCGGTCAGCGCGTCCGGCGTATATCAACTGGACTCCGAAGGGCATCTTCGCCTGGGACTTGTACCGCGTCCGTGAGCCGCACTGGGGGACGCACGAGTTGCCTTCAACAACAAAGTTCGGTGATCCGCGCCTCGTGCCAAAGGTGGTCGGCTTCTTGCCAGCTGCCGATGCTGTGAGACTGCCGTGAGGTCGCTGGCGATTCTTGGGCCGCAGGGGAGCGGCAAGTCCACCATTGCGTCGCTCTTCGTGGAGCATCGTGAGTACCGTCGGCACGGGATTGCGGATGCCATCAAGCACATTGCTGCGATGGCGTACAACGACCTCGGCAAGAGCGAGATGCTGACCGTGAGCCGCAACTTTGGTGACAGCACCTTGACCGGCAGAGAACTGCTGCAGGACATTGGTGCAGCAATGCGGGGCGTGGACACGCACTTCTGGCTCAGGGTCTGGCGCAAGGACTACTTTGAGCTGAAGCGCATCGGCTTCGGCGTCGTCGTGGATGACGTGCGGCTGGATGCCGAAGTGCAGTATCTCCGCGCCATTGACCCAGACATCTTCATCGTTCGCCTGACAGCCTCGGAGGAGGTTAGGCGCGAGAGGGTGGGCGGCAACCTGTACGGAGCCGCTGACATCACGGAAAGGGGCTGGACAGACAGCAGGGCAGACCTTACGGTTGACACAACGAGCCTGTCGCCTGAGGACGCCTACCGCGTCATCACCGACAAGATGGAGGAGGTCTAATGTTCAAGGAGTTGGAGATTCTTGCAGCACAGGCTGGCTACCGATTCGCCGAGGCCGTCAAGGACGGCGACAAGTGGCACGTCATCCTTGACGATGAGGACGGCGAAATCACCTTTACTGGCGCAACCGTCCAAGAGGCGGTCGAGCGGGCGACAGAGCAACTCGTTCGCAGCCTGAGCAACATCGGTCACTGACGTGTGGGATAGCGTTGGTCTCGTGATCGCAGGGCTGCAACTCTTCTTCGCGTTGATCGTCGGGCTAACGCTGCCGGTGGCGGCTAAGCGTGGCGGTGCGGCAGCGGGTACCATCTTCCTGATCTTGGCGTTCGCCACGGTCATCTGGATCGTAAGGAGCGTGCTATGGCAGCAGTAAAGGCGCAGCGAGGCGGACCTCGCAAGGAGCCTGTGTTCGCAGCGACAAGCTGCGGCGCGTGCAGCGGCGACCTGAACACGCTGAAAGAGTCGTGGCGCGTCAAGGTGATTACCTTCGTCGCCAACAAGCGCAACACTCGCTTCGCCTGGTATCACCGAGCCTGCGTGAAATGACGCGCATTGAGCGAGCCGCGCCATTCCTTGACGACAAGGTGATTGCGGTTCAAGACGGCACCGATGCGTGGTGCGAGGAGCCTGGCTTCTCTGGTCGCGTCTGGTGCAATCTCTCTATCCGATACGCCGATGCCATTGCGCCCGACGGCTGGTTCTTTCTGTACGAAGGCATCGGCAACCGCAAGACCAACGCCGACCTGATCAAGCACGGCGTGATGGAGATTGACGTCGCACGCTTCACGCTGAGCGACGGCGGCTCTGCAGTCTTGGCGAGGCTCATCTGATGGGCTACTTCAAGGACGAAGCCACCAAGAAGATGATTGACCCTGCCAAGAGCCGCAAGGGGAAGAACAGCCGCGCTCGTGGCCATTCATTCGAGCGCGAGGTTGCCAAGCGCCTACTCGGTCAGCGCGTCGGGCAGTTTGGCGGCAAGCAAGACGTTGCGAACGATTGGCTCGCCGTGCAGTGCAAGGTGGGCGGCAGCTTTAGCGAGCGCCAGTGGGATTGGTTGCAGACCGTGCCGGTCAAGAGCGACCAGTTGCGTGGATTGGTGATTGGTGACAGTCCTGGCATTGGCGGCGGCCGTCGTCGCGCCGTGATCATCCTTGACCTTGACGACTTCTGCGATTGGTTCGTTGCAGCGGAGCCGAGCGACTGATCGCGCTCCTGATGGCGATTCTCATCGCCGTCCACCCAAGTGTTCCAGCCAGAACAGAACACGGCATCCCTGTTCGCGGTGTCGCATCGTGGTATGACGCCACCAAGAACAACGCCTGGTACACGCGCAACGGCACGCGCTACTACGCAGCAGTCGGCACGTTCCGCTGGGGTGATGACCCGTACCCGATCAAGGTCTGCCGAGCAGATGACCGCAGCAGGTGCGTGATCGTGATCGTCGCCGACTACTGCGGCAGATGCCACAAAGACCTAAAGCGCACCTGGACAAAGCGCAGCCGCAGCATTGACCTGTCGCCGCACGCCTTTGCCGCCTTGCGCGGCTTGCATCTTGGCGTCGTTCGGGTGATAATCGAGGAGATTCAGCCAGGCAACTAGAGGGAGGGCTATGACGACCACCGTTCGTTCTATCAGCGGCGCGTGGATGAAGGTCATCGCCAAGCACGCCTTCCCAGAGCGATCACCACGCGGGCGGATTGAGTCGCTGGCTACAACCCTGCAGATAAGCCGGCGATCCTGCTACGCCTATGTCGCAGAGGAACGCCGCGTGCCAGAGGATGTCGAGCGACGCTTCATCGCACTGTTTGGCGAGCCTACGGACGATGCGTGGCGCACCGTTGAGTTGCAGCGGCCACGCAAGCCAAAGAAGCGCAGGAAGATGGAGGAGACGCGCAGACTGCGAGGCATCACCAAAGAGATGGCAGCAGCCACTCGCGCCGAGTTGAGCCTGAAGCTGCGAACCCTGAGCGGCAAGTTGTCGGAAGATGGGCTAGGACACGCGATTGAGTGGGAGCAGAATGAACTGACGATCGGTCAGACGGCGATGCTTGAGGAGTCACTGGACGAACAGGAGGCTCGTGCCAAGCATCCGCACAACTTTGACACGCTGGCAATGACTGAAGACTGGGTTGCGATCTGTAAATCCTGTGGGCTGATTGGCGGAGTGGACGAGTCTGCACGCGAGGTCAATGGGCTTGTCTTCCGCGTGACCTGCCGCACCAACTCCTACAAGATCAGCGAATGAGTCTCGGCGACTTTGACCGAGAGTTCAGGAGCAAGTTGGGCGAGGATCGCCGCTGGCCAGCCTTCAAGGTGATCGCCTACTACCTGCTCGCTAAGCAAGAGCCAGTTCACATCGCAGAGACTGGCTGCGCTCGCCAAGCGGATAACTGGAGCGGCGATGGGCAAAGCACGCAGGTGTGGAACTGGATCATCGAGCGCACCGGCGGCAGCCTGATCTCCTTTGACATCAACCCAGGCGCCGTGGCATACGCCAAGAGCGTCGCGCCACTTGCAGACGTGCAGTGCATTGACTCCGTGCAAGGGCTGCGGCAGCTTCAGAACCCTGAGCAGTTGGACTTCCTGTATCTGGATTCGTATGACGTGACCCCAGGCATTGAGTCGCCAACCCATCACCTTGCCGAACTGACCAGCATCTACCCACGGCTGGCGTCTGGTTGCCTCATTGCTGTGGATGACTGCAAGATCAACGGCAACGGCAAAGACCGCTTCGTGAAGGCGTGGCTGAGCAGCCTCGGCGTTGAGCCGATTCAAGACTCCTATGTGACCGTGTGGCGCAAGCCGTAAGATAGGCGGACGCCGCGCTTGCGCGGCTCAAGCCTGCCGGTGGAGTCCTCCCATCGGCAGGCGACCAACTTGAGGACTGGAGGACACGTGGCAGCCAAGCAACCAATGCCAGACAAGTACGACGCGCTGGAAGGCTACGTCGCCGAGCTGCAGGTTGCGATGAACGTCACCTACTGGAAGATCACCGTGGCTCGTGATGCCTCAGACGTTGAGGCGTGGGCAGACATCAACCCGCACGCGCAGGCTGAGACAGCCGAACTGCGCGTCAGCCACGACTTTTGGAAGCAGACGCCAGAACTCCAGCGCGAGGTGTTGACGCACGAAATGCTGCACGTCGTGACAGCCAGACTCGATCAGACTGTTGAGGCGATGGAGGAAGCGTTCGGCAAGATTGCGTGGGCTATCTATGACCCGCTCTATGAGGATGCAACCGAGCGCGTGGTGGATCACTTAGCGAAGGTGATCGCGCCTGGGCTGCCTCTGCCTGAGTTCCCGAAGGCGTGACCTTCCAACGACCTTGCCTTGACTGCGGCATCCTGACCCCGAACGGCAACAGATGCGCGATGCACAAGCGCGCTGCGACCTACAGATGGCAGCAGGGGAAGCCAAACCCATACCTTGACCCTGCGTGGAAGAAGCTCAGCAGCCAGATACGGAGCAAGCGTCCGTGGTGTGAGGTGTGCGGCAAGACCACGAACCTGACCGTTGACCACCTTGATCCGCTCAGCAAAGGCGGTCCGCTCCTTGCACCTGAGCATCGCCTTCGGGTACTATGTAGACAGTGCCACGGTCGCCTGACCAAGCACAAATAGGAGGAGAGGACAATGAGCCGCATCGCTTGGTATTCCAACTCGTGTGCCGTGCCTAGTGGCTACGGGATGCAGTCAGCGCAAGTCGTGCATCAGATGGTGAAGGACGGACACGAGGCTGCCATCGTTGCCAACCACGGCGCACAGTTCCTGATGAACTGCACACACGGTCACCCCATCCTTCCTGAAGGCTTGATGCGCTACTCAATAGACGCAGCGCCAGAGAACATCAAGAGCTGGATCGGCGATCAGCCAGGCTTCGGCGTTGTGCTTTTTGATCTCTGGCCGCTTACGGGCATCGAGGCGTTCAAGGAGTTGAACCTTGCGTGCTGGACACCAGTAGATCACCAACCTCTGCCACCACTCGTCGCACGCTTCCTTGCAGAAGGTGGTCATCACGCCATTGCAATGAGCCGCTTCGGTGAACAGGAACTGCTGAAGGCTGGCGTGCCAAGAGAAGAAGTCACCTACATCCCACACGGCATTGACACCGCAGTGTTCAATGACAGAGGGAAGGGCGCACGCGCCGCAATGGGATTGCCAGAGGATTGCTTCCTTGTCGTGACCAATGCTGCGAACCGTGGTCGCATCCCGATCCGCAAGGCGTTTGGTGAGATGGCAGACGCAATGGCAACCTTTATGCGTGACCGACCTGACGTCTACTGGATGATCCACACCGAGCCACAAGGACTCAGCGAAGGGGTGAACCTCCCGCGCTTGATGCAAGCAACCGGCGTAGACAGCCAACGTGTGCGATACCCGAACCCAATCCAGTTCCGCAACGGCATTCCGCAGGATGCGATCGCCTCGCTCTACTCAGCCGCTGACGTGCAGCTACTCACCTCAATGGGCGAAGGCTTCGGCATCCCTGCTGTGGAGAGCCAAGCGTGCGGCACTCCAGTCATCGTGTCTGACTTCAGCGCGCAGCCTGAACTCGTGGGCGCGCACGGCAAGAAGGTTCCAGTGCAGCGCGTATGGGATGAGTTCCAGGGATCGTTCTTTGCCATCCCGAACGTGGCCGCGATCATCACCTCCCTGCAGGAAGTCTACGAAGAAACGAAAGCAGGCAAGGTGGATAGGGGGGCTGTTGCTGCAGAGATGCAGCGCTACGATCAGACGGCTCTCTACAATGCGAGTTGGAAGCCGTTGATCGAGATGATGACTGCGCGGAAGCGCGCACCGCAGCCAGCCAACCGAGCAGAACGCCGAGCATCCAAGAAGCGACGCTAGGGGAGGGGGGATATTTATTCTGCCTTGCACGAGGGGCTGGGTATCCAGCGCCGAGTGGCTTACACACGGGGTCAGGTTAGGCTAGGGGGGATTTATGTCAGGACCAGCACGAACGCCAAATGAAATAAAAGCAAAGCGCGGGACGCTGAAGCCGTCTCGTGCTGTTGTTGTTCAGCTCACAAATAGTTTGCCGCGTGCGTCCGAACTTGGCGTGCCGGACGGTTTGGGTCCGATCGCAACTGAGGCGTGGCACCGCATCGTGGAATACGCAGGCGCGTGGATCGCCGTATCCGACCGCGATGCGCTTACGCTGCTCGTCAAAGATATTGAGCATCTAGCCACGCTTGAGGCGCGGCTCTCCGTAGACGGTCCGATCCTCTACACCGACAAGGGCTATGCTTACGCACATCCCGCCGCAGGGATGAGGACAAGCACTGGGGAGAGTATTAGGAAATGGATGAATCACCTCGGACTGACTCCAGCCGACCGAGCCAAGCTAGGGATCGCAATGGTGGAGAGCCAGTCCAAGATCGACAAGTACCGCGATCGGATGCAACAGAAGGCTGGCCACCGCGCTGGCTGACGCCTGTCGCCTCGGCTGACCTCAGCCGTAGTTTGGGTGACATCGTTGCGGACTTCGCCGAGGACCTTGTACCCATTGCCAAAGACTCAATCGCTGGCGCCTCAGGTGAGCCGCTTCAGTTCAGGGTATGGCAGAGGCGCCTCTTGCGCCGGATGCTTGCTCGCCGCGAAGACGGCACCTTCACGCACCGCTTTTTCCTAACAGGCATTGCTCGTAAGAACGGCAAGACCGCACTCGCCTCTACCCTCCCACTCTTCTTCGGACTGTATGGCGATCGGGGTGGTGAAATCTACTCGGCTGCTGCCGACCGCGATCAGGCGAAGCTCGTGATGAGCCACGCACGCCGAGCGGTTGAGATGAGTCCCGAACTAGGCGATCAGATCAAACTCTTCCGAGATGCGATGGAGTTCAAGGGAACTGGAACGGTCTACAAAGCGTTGAGTTCGGAGGCATTTACAAAGGAAGGCTTGAGCGCCTCGTTGGTCATTGCCGACGAGTTGGCAGCGTGGCCGTCTCGTGAACTCTTTGACGTCCTCTCCCTCTCAATGGGCGCAAGGAAGTCGCCGCTCTTTGTGGCGATCACCACGGCTGGTCAGCGCATTGACTCGACTGGCTCAGACTCCATTGCCTACACGCTCTACCAGTTGGCGCGCCGCCGCATCGCTGGAGAGAACGACGACCCCACGCTTGGGATGGCGTGGTGGGAAGCCGCGAGCGACGCCTACAGTGACGAGACTCGCTGGAGCGAGGCAAACCCTGGGCTGCTCAGCGATCCCGCAATCCTCAGCATTGACGACCTGCAGTCCGCAAAGAAGCGCACGCCTGAATCAGAGTTTCGCACCAAGCGGCTAAACCAGTGGGTGAGCAGTTCGCAGGCGTTCTTGCCGACTGGCACGTGGGACTCCTGCAAGGATGATCAGATCGTCCTGAACAAAGAAGACGAGGTGGTGCTTGGTTTTGACGGCTCATTCAGCAACGACTCGACCGCGATCGTCGCCTGCCGTGTGGCAGACAAGGCGCTCTTCGTGCTTGGGCATTGGGAGCGCCCGCTGGACTCCGAACTCAACTGGCGCGTGCCGGTGGAAGAGGTGGAAGCCAAGATGCTGGAACTCTGCCGCAGCTTCAACGTCAAGGAGATTGTGTGCGACCCATTCCGCTGGCAGCGGTCAATGGAGGCGTGGCAGCAGATGGGCTTGCCTGTGGTTGAGTTCCCGCAAACGCCTTCTCGGATGGTCCCAGCCACGGCCGCCTTCTACGATGCGGTGGTGAACCAGCAGATCAAACACGACGGCAATCCCTCGCTGGCTCGCCACGCTGCAAATGCCACGCCGTATTATTCCCGCAATGGGCTTATGATTCGGAAAGAAAGCAAGACCTCGCTCAAGCGCATAGACTTACTCGTCGCAGGACTTATGGCACATAGTCGAGCGGGTACACTTGGAAGCGCGCCTGCGCCTAAGCCACGGGCTGAAGTGAAGTGGATTGACTTGTAGGGAGACTGATGGGCATTCTTGATCGCGTCTTCGGACGCAGCGAGCCTGAGGAAAAGCGTTTCATCGGCGGCCAGTGGTTAGCGCAAGAAGCATCATCAAGTGCGGCTGGCGTTCTTGTCACACAAGAGAACGCCACCAGCATTGGTGCGGTCTACGCCGCAGTGAAGCTCTACGCCGACACGATCGCTGGACTTCCGTGGGATACCTACATCCGCATTGACGGAACGCGCCGACCATACCGTCCGCGTCCGCGCTGGATGGACTTCCCGATTCCGAACAATCCGAACTTCACATCCTTTGAGTTCAAGCATCGCGTCGTGACCTCGCTGCTGCTAGACGGCAACGCCTTCATCCTTTGCCTGCGAGACTCATCCGACAATGTGATTGAGACCCGCGTCCTTGATCCGCAGAAGGTGGAGATCAGGAGCGGTCAGTTCGGTGAGCCGGTTTACTACATTGAGACAACCGAAGGCGCGATCACGCTAACAACCGCAGAGATCATTCACATCCCGCTGTTCGCCACTGGCGAGCATCATCGCGGGCTGTCACCAATCGAGCATCACAAGGTGACGCTCGGACTTGCAAGCGCGACGCAAATCTTTAGCGCGAAGTTCTACGAGAACAATGCAAGCGTCGGCGGTCTGATCAAGGTGCCAGGCGAGTTGACGCAGGATCAGGCAGAGGCGCTTCGCACTGGTTTCGGTCGCCGACACGGTGGTGTGGACAAGGCGTGGCGAGTAGCCGTACTAACTGGCGGCGCAGACTATCTACAGCTCGGCGCAAAGATCAGCGACCTGCAGCTTGTAGAGACGATGCACTACGGCGTGGAAGCCATCGCGCGCATCTACGGCGTCCCGCTCCATATGCTCCAGTACCCAGGCGGCAACACCTCCTACGCATCTGTCGAGTTGATCGGCATTGAGTGGCTGCGACTCGGACTTGGACCAATGATTGCGCGCCTTGAGGCGTCGTTCCAACGCATCGTGCCAGGAGCCGAGCAGACCTTCTTGAAGTTCACGCTTGACGGCTTGCTGCGCGCGACGACGCAGGAGCGATACAACTCCTACGCGACCGCGCTGAACAATGGGTTCCTGTCGGTCAACGAAGTCCGCGCACTTGAAGATCGTTCGCCGGTGGACGGCGGCGCAGAGTTCTGGAAGCCGCTCAGCATCGGGACGCTGAATGAGACGGAGCCAACAGAGTAATGCCGTACTTCGTCACGGATCAGTCGCCAGACTGCAGCGGTTGGGCGACCGTCAAGGAGGACGGCGAGGTCATCGGCTGTCACGACAGCAAGGAAGATGCGCTCGCGCAGATGGTTGCCGTCTCACTCGGCGAAGGCATTGAGCCAGGCGGCGACTATGTTGCCGCGCGCGTTCTGCCTGATAACTACCGACCAGCACTCTCGCCTGACGTGCCAGAAGGCCGCGCCTGCGGCAACTGCGTCTTCTACAACGAAGCAAAGGTTGAAGGCGACAAGGCGTACTGCGAGAAGTGGGATGACTATGTAAGCGGCGCCTACTACTGCAATGCGTGGCAGCCTGACGATGGCGGCGAGGACGACGACGAGATGCGCGTGCTGATTGACGTGCCGCAATACATTCAGGAGGCAGCCGAGAAGGGTCTGACCTACGAACGCAACGGCTTCGCTGGCGAGGGCTTGACCGACCAGACCGTTGAAGAGGCGCGCCAGCTTCGCGCAGGACAAGTCGAGGATGACAAGGTGACGCGAATGCGCGCGTGGATTCTGCGACACCGTGTTGACTGGGAAGGCGTACCTCGCAACAACAACGCAGACGATGCGGACTTCCCAGGACCAGGCGCGGTTGCCGCGTATCTTTGGGGCGTTGATCCCACAGCAGAGAACGGCGCAGATCGCGTCCTAGAATGGGCAGATGGCGTCTTGGCGCCACTGGCCGAAGAAGAGAGGTTTGACGTGAAAGAACTTGAGACGCGCGCCCTTCCGATGGGCGAGTTCACCGTCCGAGAAGACGAAGACGGTCAGAAAACCTTCACTGGCTACGCCGCGCTCTTTGGCGCACCGTCGGCTGGACTTCCGTTCACCGAGGTGATCGCTCCAGGCGCCTTCCGTCGCACGCTCTCGCGCGTTGCTGACGGCAAGAAGATTGTCTCCTTCCTGTTTGGACACGACGAGACGCGCGCACTCGCCACGACCGCGAGCGGCCGACTCACGCTGACCGAAGACGAGCGCGGCTTGAAGGTTGAGGCTCGCCTTGACCCAGCCGATCCAGACGCCGCTGGCGTCATTAGCAAGTTGACCTACGAGGCTGTTGCGATGGGAATGTCCTTCGGCTTCACGATCCCAAAGAATGGCGATGAGTGGAACGAAGATCAGCGCACGTTGCGCGAAGTGAATCTCTTTGAGGTGAGTGTCCTCTCCGCAGGACAGACTCCCGCCTACCCAGCGACGCTGGGCTTGACCTCCGTTCGCAAAGTCGCGTCCCGAATGGGCGTAGACGGCGACCGGCTTATCTCAGCCATCGAGTCCTTGAAGTCGGCGCAACCGCTGACCGAAGAGGACGTCGAGGTGATTGAAACCGTCACGGAGAAGTTGGCTCCGAAGCGCACAGTGCTGGACCCGTCCATCGCTCGCGCCAAGTTGCTGCTTGCCGAGATGGAATCAGAAACGCTCTAGAAGCCACGAGACCCCGCCCCGCTGCGCTAGTACGCAAGCCCGCGATCAGGTCATCCCGCTAGGCGAGCCGCAACATTGTGGAAACCAATAAAAAAGGAGACAGAAATGTCAGACGTTAGGAAGCTACACGAGAAGCGTGCTTCCCTCTTGACCGAGGCTCAGTCCATCGTGACTGACCTTGCCGAGAAGGGCGAGTCGCTTGAGGGCGAGTCACAGGCTCGCTTTGAGAAGTTGACCTCGGAGGCTGCAACGGTTGCGGCCGCGATCCGTTCGGAGAAGGATGCCAGCGAAGCACGAAGCGCTGCTGATGCAGTTCGCGCTGAGTACGCCACGGCAATCGCTCCTAAGGTCGAGAAGTCCGAAGGGTCAAACGACGAACTCCGCGCACTTGCTCGCTTGGGCGGGTCGCAGACGTTCGAGTACCGCGATGTCTCACGCAGCACTGGCCTGGGCAACCCAGTCACCATTGCTGACCGCGTGAACGTTGTTGCGGCACAGTTCAACCCATTCATTGACCCAGCGATCGTCACGGTCGTTCGCACAAGCACCGGCAACAACATTCAGTTCCCACGAGTCACGGCTCTTGGAACCGCTGGATCAGTTGCTGAGGCTGGCACGATCGGCGAGTCGGACGGAACGCTCAGCGCGCTGTCCCTCACGCCAGTCAAGTACGCGACCATCATTCAGGTCACCGAAGAGCTTGCCGAAGACGCAGCCTTTGACCTGAGCGCGATGATCGCCGAGAAGTGCGGCGCGGAAGTCGCAGTTGCTCACGGTGCCTTCGCTGGTACCGCTGTTGCCGCTGCTGCAGCCGTTGGCGCAACTGGCTCAGGCACCGTTTCAGTGAACCCAACCTATACGGACCTTGCCAAGCTGAAGGCGTCTGTGAACCAGGCGTACCGACGCGCACCAAAGTCGGGTTGGTTGATGAACGACACGACGCTCGGCGTTGTGACTGGTCTCGTTGATACAACGGGCCAGCCGATCTTCCGCGCAGGCGATAGCAACACACCTGACCGACTGTTGGGTGCGCCTATCTACAGCGCAGCGCTTATTGACCTGACGGACAACACCGCAGGCGCAATCCTGTTCGGTGACCTCGGACAGATTTACACCGTCCTCGTGGGCGGCGTGTCTGTAGAAGTTTCGCGAGAGTTCGCCTGGAACTTGGGGCTTATTAGCTTCAAGGTTCAGGTGCGCGGCGCGACTGGTCTGTCACAGACGACAGCAGTCAAGTCGTATCAGTCAGCCAACGTTTCCTAATCAGTAGGCGACTAGGTTGAGCGGCGGGGTGCTGGGCTTCGGCTCGGCACCCCGTTCGCATCAGGAGGGGAAATGGACATCTGGAAGAAACTGAAGAAACTGGGGCGCAAGGGCGCTGCTAAAATCAACGCAGAGGCACCTACGAGCCACGTAGAACGCGCCATTGTGGTCAGGTGGGGCAATACAGCCACCGTGAAGCGAACGCCGCTTAGAGAGCGGGAAAAGGGAGAAGACGAGTGAGTCAGTATCTGGCGTCTAGGCAGATGAGCGTGGGGACTGCGGCTGCCAGCGTTGTCGAGGGTCGCGTCGCTGGAACGGAGGTTCACTTGCACGCACTCGCCAACAACTCAAAGGACGTGTTGATCGGCGCTTCAGACGTGACCCTTGCCAATGGCTTTGTGCTACGCAAGGGGGAACACGTGACAATCCGGCTAATGGAGCGACAGACGCTCTATGCTATCGCCGAGAACAATGGTCAAATCCTTACGGTCCTGTCAGTCGGAGGCATCTAAATGTCATACGCAAGTCTCGCCGAGTTCAAGGCTGCAATCGGGATCAGCGACAGCTCCGACGACACGGCGCTGCAGTCTGTCCTCGATGCGACCGACGCACTCATTGACCTTTACACCGATCGCAAGAACGGCTTTGGCACAGCGACACAAACGCGCTACTACACGGCAGAGGACTACAAGTACGTCCTCGTTGATGACCTTGTAAGCATTACGACGCTGACGACTGACGACGACGGCAACGGCACATACGAGACGACGTGGACGGTGGACACGGACTACAACCTCGCGCCTGGCAATGCCGCGCTTGATGGGTTTCCGTACAATGAGATTGACGTGTCGGTCAACTGGCCGCGCAACTTCCCACGCGACGTCTACCGCGGCGTCAAGGTGGTTGGCGTCTTCGGATGGCCCGCAGTGCCAAGCGCCGTGAAGCAAGCCGCAATCATTCAAGCCGGTGCAGTGTGGTCAAGCCGCACCTCGCCGTTCGGCGTGATCGGCTCGCAAGACCTCGGCGGCATCATCCGCCAGACACGCGCACTGCACCCTGAATCTCAAGTGTTGCTTGAGGCATACCGCAAGCGCGAAGGGTTGGCTCGCTGATGGCACTTGGCAATACCTTCAATATCACCATCAACCAGGGCGCAACCTTTGAGCTGACAATCACGTGGAAGGACTCGGCTGGCACGGCAATCAACCTGAGCGGCTACACCGCACGGATGCAGGTGCGCGAGACCTACTCGTCAACGACGCCAATCGTTAGCCTGACAAACGGCGCTGGCATTACGCTCGGCGGCGCTGCTGGCACGATCGCCATTGTCATCTCCGCAACCACGACCGCTGCGCTCGCTGCGCCATTCAGCGGTGTGTATGATCTTGAAATCGTCAGTGCGGGCGGCGTGGTGACGCGCTTAGTTCAAGGCACTGCAACAGTCTCTGCTGAGGTGACTCGATGAGCATTGTCTACATCAACGACACGCGCACAGAGATTGTCGTTCAGGCACCTGGACCCGCAGGCGCGCAGGGTCCGACAGGTCCTGCAGGCGCAACTGGCCCAGCGGGTAGCGCAGGTCCTGCTGGTTCTGCTGCCACCATTGCTGTCGGTTCGGTCACGCAGGGGACGGCTGTTGCCGTCACGAACAGCGGTTCCTCGTCGGCTGCCGTATTCAACTTCGTACTTGTCAAAGGTGATAAGGGTGACACTGGCAACACTGGCTCGACAGGAGCTGCAGGATCAGCCGCAACGATCGCGGTTGGTAGCGTCACATCTGGCACCGCAGCCGCCGTCACGAACACTGGGTCTAGTTCCGCCGCTGTCTTTGACTTTGTTCTTGTGCCAGGTGCAACTGGACCAGCAGGATCAACCGGCGCAACAGGCGCTGCTGGCTCTGCAGCCACGATTGCAGTTGGCACCGTCACGCAAGGCACTGCCGTTGCGGTGACCAACAGCGGATCAAGTTCCGCTGCAATCTTTGACTTCACACTTGTCAAGGGCGATAAGGGCGACACAGGAAATACAGGGGCAACAGGCAACACGGGCGCCACAGGCGCAGCGGGTTCTGCCGCCACCATCGCCGTTGGCGCAGTCACGCAGGGTACTGCCGTCGCGGTGACCAATACAGGCTCCTCCTCCGCTGCGGTCTTTGACTTCGTACTCGTCAAGGGTGACACTGGCAACACAGGAGCAACTGGTGCGACTGGATCAACTGGTGCTGCAGGCTCAGCGGCAACCATCGCCGTAGGCAACGTCACGCAAGGCACCGCAGTTGCAGTCACCAACACAGGCTCGTCATCAGCGGCTGTCTTTGACTTCACGCTTGTCAAGGGAGACAAGGGTGATACTGGAAACACAGGCGCGACAGGATCAACTGGTGCTGCTGCGACAATCGCGGTCGGCACGGTCATCACTGGAACGGCTGGCTCAAACGCCACTGTCACCAACGTCGGCAGCTCTGGCGCGGCAATCTTTGACTTCAGCATCCCGCAGGGAGCCGCTGGCTCAACAGGCGCGACAGGCGCGACTGGTGCGACAGGACCTGCAGGAACTGGCGTGCCGGTCGGCGGGACTGCAGGGCAGGTCCTCTCCAAGATCAACGCAACTGACTACAACACGCAGTGGATTGACTTCACGGCTGGCACGGCTGGAACTGGCGGCGTGTTCGGCGTCACCACGCTTACTGACTCCGTAGCCTCGACCTCTACGACGACAGCCGCTGTTCCGAACAGCGTCAAGACTTCTTACGATCTCGCCACGACAAAGGCAAAGGTCAGCGTCGGCACGGCTGCTCCAGTCACGCCAAGCACTGGCGACGTCTGGGTAGATACTGCTGGAACGGCAACGGCAATCAACGCCGTGCCGCTTGCCGCACTGACTGGCACTGGCGCGATGATCTATGGCGCAGGAGCTGGTACGGCAGCGACACTTGCAATCGGAACAGCTGGTCAGGTGCTTGGAGTCGCTGCTGGACTTCCGTCGTGGACAACGCTTGCAGCGGCTGGCGCAGACGTGCAGGAGTTCACAAGCAGCGGCTCGTGGGTCAAGCCTGCGGGCAAGAGCGCCGTTTACGTTCTCGCCGTTGGCGGTGGCGGGGGCGGCGCGTGCGGTGGAAGGCATAGTGCAGACACCTTTGGCTCTTTAGGGGGTGCTGGTGGCTCACACGCCAATCATTGGTTCAAGGCTTCAGATTTACCTGGAACTGTGACTGTCACTATTGGTGATGGAGGAGTTGGGAAAGTTGCACCAGCCGCAAATACAAGCAGTATAGACAATCAAGCAGGTGCCAACGGCGGAAATACAAGCTTCGGGACAGCACTTGTTGCTTTTGGCGGCGTTCCTGGAGGAAACACAGACATCAACAGTCTGGTCTATCGGTTGGTTATGGCAACAGGAAAGCCTGTAATGTACGGCAGGTCAAGAGATTCACAAACTGACTCAACCCCAGATACAACTGTTCGGCTTATTACAGGGTTTCAGACTACCGATTTGCTCAACTTTAGAAGCGGTCAAGGCGGTAATCCCAATGGTGGCGTTGGGGGCGCTGGTCAAGACACAGTATTTGGGGCAGCAGGTGGCGGGGCAGGCGCTGGATGCACAACTGCAACCGCGTTTGCTGGCGGTGCTGGCGGCAGAGGATTCGGGATTCAATACAGCGCCGCAGCATCTGGCGGATCAGTAGCAACAAATGGATCAAACGCTGGAACCGCAGCGCCTGGACTCGGAAACGGCGGCGGCGGTGGAGGTTCACGCATCACGGCTGGAACAGCAGGGTCGGGAGGCAATGGCTATCTCGGCGGCGGCGGCGGCGGTGGTGGCGCGGCGAACACTCAAGGAGAAACTTTGACTGTTCGTGGCGGCAATGGCGGAAACGGCGGCGGCGGCTATGTCCTCGTCATCTCAGTCTAAGGAGAAATGATGAACGGATACCTTGTAGTCAAAGACGAGCAAGTGATCAACACGGTCGTCTGGGACGGCGTGTCCGACTGGACGCCGCCTGAAGGCACGACGGTTGAGCTTGCGCCAGCCCACGTCGGAATCGGCTGGACGCGCGTTGATGGCAACTGGGTTGCACCAGAGGCACCTCCTGCTCCGACGCCAGACCCAGTCAAGGAATCCGCCCGCGCTAAACTGGCTGCTCTTGGTCTTACTGACGAAGAGATCAGCGCAATCGTAGGAGGCTAAGTGGCAAACATCCCAAAGGTCTGGAACGGAACGGCGTTCATTGAACTGGAGGCTGCGGCCACGGTTGGACCGGCTGCGTCTACGACCGTGGTTGGAATGGTGCAGCTCTCTGACTCCACATCTACGACCAGCAGCGTGCTGGCCGCGACGCCAACCGCAGTCAAGTCAGCCTATGACTTGGCTGGCACGGCAATCCCAAAGAATACGGTCACGGCGGCTGGCGACATTCTTTACGCTTCAGGCTCTGCGACGGTTGCTCGATTGGGGATCGGTACTGCAAGCCAGGTGCTTGGTATCGCTGCAGGCGTGCCAGCGTGGACGACGCCTGCTGCTGGTGGCGGAATGACAATCATTGGCACGGCGACGCCAAGCGCAGCGTCAAGTCTCTCGTTTACCAGCATCCCTGGAACCTACAAGCACTTGAAACTTATGTGGAGAGAAGTCTTCCAAAGCGTCGATGGCGAACAATGGCAAGCACGATTGAATAACGACTCATCATCAAAATACAGCATTATATTTGTGCGTTTTGGCAACAATCCGGTTGGGGCTACATCGTCAGATATGGGCGCTGCTCAGGCAAGCGCAGCCATTATCCCAAGAACGCCGACAAGCGCAGCCACTGTTCACAGAACCTCAACTGGTGTCCTAGATATTTATAGATATACAGAAACTGGAAGAAAACAATATGAGTACTGGACTCAAGGCTATGCGGCAAACACAGACACAGTGAATAAAACTATTGTCGGTGGCGTATATGGGGATGGCGATACTGGGGCTATCACCAGCATTGAGTTTATAAGATCGGATACGCAGACAATCACTGGCAACTTTTACCTTTATGGGGTGTCCTAATGCGTTATGAAGTAAATGCCACTACAGGCGAGATCATCCAGCGCGAGGCCACGGCTGAGGAGCTGGCGCAGGAGGCTCAGGATCAGGCTGCCGTTGCCGCCGCAAACGCCGAGCGTCTTGCGGCTGAACAGGCTGCTGAAGCAGCAAAGGCCAGCGCCCGCGCCAAG